CCTTGGAGTGCCAACCGCCGATCTGCCTTCGCACCAAGAACTGCGCCGATGATCTAACTGGAGGGGCCGCACCATGAAAAAGAATGATCCTGATTTTCTGGAAGCCAAGCTGCGCTATTTCATCGGCGTCTCGCTGACCCTGATCCTTGGCGGCAGCATCTTCATCATCCTGTACTCGCTGGTCTTCGTGACCCAGCCGCTGGGTGAAAGTTCAGAGAACGACCGCGCCCTGTTCTCCATCCTTACCCCCATTGCCAGCTTCATAACTGGGGCGCTGGGCGGTGTAATGGCCGCAGGCAACAACCGCAAACGTGGCAGCGAAGATGACGCGCCCCCTCCACAGGAGTACACCGAATGATCGGACGCATGATCGGAATGATGATTGGCCGCAAGGCTAAGGCGAAGGTCGTTGATGCAGTGCTGGACAAGGTGAACCTGCCTGACCCGGTAGAGAACGCGATCAAAATTGCAGCCACTGGAAACGTAGGCGACCTGATCGGCGGCGACGCCAAAGAGGAATTTGTCAAAGCCGTAGTCAAGAAGGCGAGAAAGAAATGAGTTTGCTGACTGTAGACCAACTGCGCGCCATGATCCCCTCCAACAAAGAAGTCGAGGCATGGTGCGAGGAACTGAACAAGGCGCTGCCTAAGTACGACATCACGACCGACGAGCGCATTGCCGGGTTTGTCAGTCAGTGCGCCCATGAGAGCATGGACTTCAACGCCATGTCTGAGAACCTGAACTACCGCGAGGAAACGCTGAACAAGGTCTTCCCGCGCTACTTCGGCCCCGGCAAGCGCAACGCTGCTGAGTACGCCAAGAACCCTGAGAAGATCGCCAACTACGTCTACATGGACGAGTTTCGCTCCTCAAAGCTGGGCAACACGCAACCCGGTGACGGCTGGCGTTTCCGTGGCCGTGGCCTAAAGCAGTTGACCGGGCGGGACAACTACACGCGCTTCGCCAAAGACTACGGCATGACTGCGGAAGAAGCCGCCACATGGGTCGAGACCAAGGAAGGCGCGCTGGCGTCGGCTCTGTGGTTCTGGAAAACCAACAACCTGAACCCGATTGCCGACACTGGCAACGTGGCCGCGCTGACTAAGAAGATCAACGGCGGCGACATCGGTTTGGCTGATCGACAAGCCCGCTACGCCAAGGCTATGGCTGCGCTGGGCGGCAAAGTCAGCGCTGCTGCGCCAGTCACGACGGCTGTCTCAGAGACGCTGCGCCGTGGCTCAAAAGGCGACGCAGTCAAGAAAATGCAGGCGAAACTGGGTCTGACTGCGGACGGCGACTTCGGTCCCGGCACCGAAGCCGCGCTCAAAAAGTGGCAGTCAGCAAATGGTTTGACTGCTGATGGCGTCGCTGGTCCTAAGACATTGGCTAAACTGCTCGGCTGATGTATTCTGCGCCCAACAGGGAGCCTCGACATGCCTCTAATTCCCATCGACCTGAAACCCGGTCTCTACAAAAATGGCACAGCCTACAGCGGGAAACTGCGGTGGGCTGACTCCAATCTGGTCCGCTGGAAAGACGGGGCTATCCGAGTCATCGGAGGCTGGGAGCGCCGCAAAAGGGACTCAGGCGTGAACGTATCCGCGCTGTTTGCAGACGCCACGCTCGAAGCACCGAGAAACATCATTACATGGACGGACAATAACGGCGTTACTCAGATCGTCGTTGGGACGAACAAAAAACTGTACCACATAGACGCAGGCGGGCTTATTACCAACATCACCCCAGCCGGATTTGTAGGCGGAGCCAAAAATTCTGGCTTGGATGTCGGATACGGCACAAGTTACTATGGCACTGCTGCTTACGGTACTCCTCGAACCTCAGAAGGCGCGCTGCCTACGCCAGTGCCAACTTGGGCTTTTGATCTTTGGGGCCAAAACTTGCTGGCCCAGTTTAGGGGCGACGGCGACCTCTACGAGTGGGTTCCCGGCACCGCATCCGCAGTCGCAATCACTACCGCGCCGGAAAATATGGAAGACATTATTGTCACCGACGAGCGCATTGTCCTTGGCATCGGCGGTACATCGACGCCGCGTTTGGTGCAGTGGTCCGCGTCAGAAAACAATACTGACTGGACCCCGGCTGTGACCAATCAAGCAGGCTCGCTGACTTTGGCTGGTGTTGGGCCGCTTTTGGCCGTTACCCAGATCGCCAACGAAATTCTCATTCTTGGTCAGAATGAAGTTTACGTTGGTCGCTACCTCGGACCGCCCTACGTCTACGGATTTGACCGCATGGGCGACAATAACGGATTGTTGTCGGCCAACTGCCTTGTGACGACTGCGCGCTTTGCTATGTGGGCGGCAGAGCGAAACTTCTGGCTTTACGACGGCTCGCTGAAGAAGCTGGAGTCCGACATCATCGACTTCTTCTATGATGACTTGAGCGAGACTGAGTACAGCAAGACTTACAGCTTCACCGTCCGCGACTTCAACGAAGTTTGGTGGGTCTATCAGTCTAAAACCAGCACGACGACGGAACCTGATTCGTACATTTGCTACGACTACGCGCTCAATCACTGGACCAAAGGCAAGCTGGACCGCACTGTTGGCATCGACAAGTCAGCGACCACGACGCCACTCATGGTCTCGCCGGGTGGGCTGGTCTACAACCATGAGCTTGAGTACGTCGCCATCGTAGACGGCGACACGCCTTACTGCGAGACCGGGCCTATTGAACTTGGACAAGGCGATCAGCAGGCGTACATCGACTACCTCTATCCTGATGAAGCTGTTGCAAACAACGTGAGCATGACGATCAAGACCAAAGACATGCCGAATCTGACTGAGCAAGTCTTCGGCCCTTACACCATCGCCAGCCCCACCCCAGTCAGGGCGCGCGGACGCCAGTTCGCTCTGCGCTTTGAAGGCAGGGCTGCTGGCTGGAAGATTGGTATGATGCGCGCCAACGTGAAGTCAGGAGGGCTGCGTTGAAGCGCAACTTTATCGTCCCTGTTCCGACCAGTCAGACGCTCATACGCTGGGCGACTGACGTTCACAACTATTTGCGGATTAGCGGGACTGGCGCAGTCGAGCCTGAAACCATCCTGATGCAGCACCAGATCGGCGGCGAGAAAGCCACTGTGGACGGGTTGCTGATGTGGGATACGGACGGCTACCCCGTCGTCTCAAAGGACGGGTCGTGGCACCAGCTTTTGCTAGTCGGCAGCGGCTACGCTGTCCTGACTCAAGACGCCAACATCACAGCGGCGGCAGCGAACACAGCCTACGCTATTCAGTATGATACGCCGACTTTTGCGTCTGGCGTCAGCCTTAGCGGCACCAATCCGACTCGAATCGTCTTTGCAGAGACTGGGACATACAGGATCGGCTTTACAGCCCAGATCAGCTCGTCTTCCGCATCTACCATTGAATTTCGCTTCTGGCCGCGTCTTAACGGCACTGACGTTGCTGGCAGCACTATCGTTGCCTCGCTCCACAACAACGGGGCGACGATAGTCGTTTCACGCGACGGGCTGTTCCAAGTCACCGCAGGGCAGTATCTTGAAGTCATGTGGGCGACCGACAGCACCAGCGGCTTTCTGGAAGCCCACGCAGCAACGGCCTACGCTCCTGCCTCGCCTTCTACGACGGTGACGATTACGCGAGTGCAGCAATGAGCCTGACTGCGTTTGTCCGTGTCTGGCTCGACCAGCTAGACAAATACCGCCCTGAATTAGAGGCGGCAATGGAGCATAACGGCGGCACTCACAGCTTCGATGACCTGACTGCAATGGTGCTGCAAGGGCGTCTTCGGCTATGGCATACAGAAAAAAGTATCGCCTTGACTGAAGTCATTGAGTATCCGCGCCAAAAACACTATCATGTCTTTGCCGCAGGGGGCGACTTAGACGATATAGTGGCTACAATTCCACAGATCGAACAAGCCGCCCGCGACGCTGGTTGCTGCAAACTGACCATTTCAGGCCGACGTGGCTGGGTCAGGGCGCTTACACCGCATGGCTGGACTGAGCAGTTCGCCACATGCGTTAGGAGCATAGCAC